CGTTGGTTTCCGCCGGGGACCGCCCCGGGCCGGGTGTGTCTCTGTTAATGGGTCCAGCTGCTGTGGGTTACGTCCATAAGGAAGGAACGGCCGGAAGCAAGCCAGGCCGGGAAGGCGTTGGCGATGCCCTGGGTTACTTCGCAGATGGGTTCCTCCAGGCTGTACTTCTTAATGCAAACAGGGCCGTTAAGGGCCTTAATTGCGGCGCTTCCCTTCAGCTTGAAGTCTGCGGGAATGGTGTAGAAGGTGTTACCCAGGACCTTGTCCTCGCTGAACAGGACCACGTCGTCGGCGAAGGGGTTGGCGGTGATGCGCTCGCCGTCTTTCTTCTCGATGGTGATCTGCTGGTCGATGACAATAATCTGCAAGCCGTAAAGGTAGGCCAGGCGCTTAAGGGCTTCGTTTACGCTCTCAACGGTGGGAGTATAAGCGACGCCCAGAACGTTCTGGGCAAAGCTCGCGGAAAGCTTGATAACTTCCTCGCACTCCGCGAACTTGGCGAAGGTGGCCGCGTTCATGAAGGCGTAGCGGAGGTTAATCTGTTCGGCGCGGGCGGCCTTTACGATGGCGCGGAAGTCCTTAGTAATAGGCTTCGCGCTGGTATTGTCCCAGCTGGCGCTGCCGGTCTGGTAGCCCTTCTTGCGGGCTGCGTCGATGGCGTAGTCGGCGTTAAACTCGGAAAGCGGGCCGACGTTGTTGTCGCTGTTCAGGGTAACTTTACCCAGGGAAATGCTCTGCAGGGCGATCCACTCAAGGCGGGCGGCTACGCCGTCCCAGCAGAATTGTGTATCTTCTGCCCAGGCTTCTACAAGTGCGCGCAAGTCGGGGTTATTGCCGGCAAGTGCGACCATGATGTCGTACTCGTTCAGCTCGTCCTCTTCCTTCGTGCGCTTGATGGCGATCTTGGGGATGTCTCCCTGGAGACGGTTCAAGGCTTCGCGGGTCTTTTTGTCAAGGCTCGCGCCCCTTGCTACGATGTCCGCTGCAATACGGACCCCCGCCTGCTTCTCGAGCGCCTTCCAGGAAAGCGTCAAGTTCTGCTTAAGCGGGAAAAGCGTAGGCCAGTAGAAGGGGTTAAAATTGTAGGTCTTTACTACGGCCTGCATGTCCTTTTCGGTCAGGCCGACCATAAGGGTCTGTAACATGGTTATATCCTCCTATCTGGTTAAATGAAATGAACGCCGGAAACTTTGGCTTTGATGGCGTCGGAAATGGCGGGGGCCATAGCGGCCTTTACTACTCCGATAAGCCAGGCTTCGGCAAAAATGTTGGTATTTGCCACTACGTCGTAGCTGTCGCCGACAACTGCGTAGGGGGCGGAAAGGGGCAGGGCGCTGGTGTTGCTGGCGCTCTCTGCGGCTGCCTGCATAATGCAAGCGCCGGCGGAAGCTGCTGCGCCCAGGGTGGTTCCGACGGTGATGTCGTCCAGGCTGCTGTCGCCGCTGTTGGTGGCGATGGCGGTGATGGCGTAGGCCTTAGCGCCCACGGCCAGCATAATGAAGTCGCCGACCTTGAAGTGGTGGCCCTTCTTTACGGTGTACGTGGTGGCGGTTGCGCCTGCGTTGGCCGCCAGGAGGGCGGTCTTTACCAGGTGAAATACGCCGGTAGTGCTATTGCGGCCGATAACGGATCCTTCTACAAGGGGAACGCCGGGGACCAGGGTGCTGGTCGCTACGGTTACGCCGTTGGGAATGTCCGCCACCTTATGTGCGAAAGCGCGCAGGATGCGCTTGCCGGATTTGCGGGTGATCTCTAACATGGCTAAATGCTCGTTAAATTGTTAAACGGTCTTACCGCCCAGGCCTGCGGCTTCGCCTTTGGCTTCGGCGGCTTTGTCTTGGATGTAGCTCGCTACGCTTGCGCTGACGCCGTCGGCTCCTGCCTTCCCGAAAAGCGGGGCGGCGTTACCGGCGAGGCCCTTTTCTGCAAGCTCTTTCGTAAAAGCTGCTACGGATTCCTTCTGCTGGCCGAGATAGGTGTTGAAGGCTTCATCGTTCTCGAACGTGCGGCCCTCGAAGCCGTCAAGGATCGCTTTCTTGAAGCTCTCCGGGACGGAGTCCGAAAATATCCCTTCCAGCTGCGCTTTGCGGCTCGCTGCAAGCTGCGCCCCCGTAATGCCGGCGACCTGCTCGGTAATTCCGGCGGTTGCTTCTTTTACGGCTGCCTTTACCATTTCGGCTATTTTTTCGGGAGTCATCTCGCCTGCAGGTGGGGTCTGCTTTCCGGGTTCCTCCTTCCCTTTCTCTACAAAGGTGTACTTTTCTTCAAGGCCAGCTTTGTAGGTGTCTTTTGCCTTCGTGATTTCGGCGTCTGCGCTCTTGCGCCAGTCTTTAATGAAACTTGCTACTTTCTCCGGCGTCATTTTATTGACTACGGCCTGGGCTTCCTCGATGGTTTCGTTCGTCTGGCTAAGCGCTTGCGCCAGAACTTCGAGCCCGTCTTTGCGCGTGCCTTGAAACTTTGCTACAAGTAACGCGAGGATCTGTTCAAATAAATTCATTATTAAAGCGGTTTAAGAAACTTTACCGCAAAAATAGCGTATTAGTGTAATACTTGTAACGGGCAAAAAAGGCGGGTTTTTATAAAGTTTTCCACAGGAAGGCCAGAAACGGCCCTATTTTCGCGTTATAGGGCGCGGCTAATAAGTTATACCACCCGGACCGGGAAAGTGGCACAAATCGAAAATTCCGGAAAAATAACTTAGTGTAATACGGAAGCCCGCCGCAAAAAATATCTTTGAAGATTTGGACGTCTCGCTTTTTCTTCGTACACTTGCGGCAAAGTATATTTATATGAACGTCCCGCGCATCAAAATCAACGGGCAGCCCCGCCCGGTTACTGAATTGCCAAACGAGGAGCTTGTTACGGGCTTCCTGGCTTGCGCTACTGATCCGGAAGCCCTGGAAGCTGTGCAGCTGCTTCGCTACGCTGTAAGCGCTCCCAAAAAGTCCGGGTTCTGGCTCCGTAAAGCCCTGCTTGAAAAGCGGGAATTCATCGCCGTATACCCTGGGAATAACGAAAAAGCCCCCGCAGGGGCTGAATTCGTGGGCGATATCATGGACGGCGCTCTATATCTGGCTAAAGCTTAGTATTTCTTTAAGCTCTCTATATAAGCGATCATTTCTTTGTATTCTTCCGGCATGTACTTCTGGAAGATCCTGTTTCCTGCAAATTTGTTTTCAAAGCAGTGGGCCAGCCATTCCGTTTCCTTATTGTAAGGCCCGCGAAAATACGCCGTGCTGTGTCCTTCCCCGTAAGACGGCGTTAAGCTCTTTATAGTGTCCTTCATGGCCAGGACCTGCTCTGCTATATCTCGCTTCGTTATTCCCGGGAATAGCCGGTTAAAGGTTTCTTCTTTCATGGCCTGGATTCTCTGGTTTACTGCGTCCACCCGCTTGCAGATAGCGTCCGCCCTGGCTACTTTCGCCGGGGTGTATTTGTAAACCCACTTTCCGGTCTTTGTTACGGGGTCCACCACCAGCTCCATCTCCTTCTTATAGAACGGGACGCGCTCTAAAAGCCGCTTACGCTGGGCTTCGCGTATAGTGGCGACCTCCGCGCTCATCCGCAGGCCCCTCTGGAAGTCTATACCGTGGCCGAATTCGTGGTAAACCAGCCCGCGCCTGAACCAGGGGGACTTTTGATAGCGCCAGTCTTTGTCTATGTAAACGCGCTTTTCGCTGGGGCTATAATAGCCGGTTCCGTCCTTTATTGTTACGGGGATCGGGTGGTCCGGGTCTACGTATTTCCAAAATTCCGGATCCAGCGGTTTGTCTCCTTCCTTAAGCCACCCCGTTCCCTTCAATTCCTCCGGGACTACGTCCTTTTTCGGGGCTTTTGCCTTCGCTTCCTCTGCGGCTGCAAGGTCCGCGGCGGCCTGGCCCTGCAAGGCCTTAAGCTGTTTAATACCGTCCTTCCAGTTTACGGTCTCCTTCGTTTCGTACAGGCTGCCCTGCCGGTTGTACTGATCCGCAAGCTGCGAAAAGCCGCCGGCCCTCATCTTGTCTATTATCTGGGAAAGCTTGCGGCGTTCCACCATCCAGTCGACGTGGCGGTCGTCTCTAAGCTGCTGCAAGCGGTCAAGCTCCGCCCGGAGGCCCTTGCGGTCCCCGGCGTCTCGCAGGATCTTCGCCTGCGTGGTGTCAAGGTCGAAAGCTTTGGCCCAGCGGTCAAGACTTGCGATTTCGTGGTCGTATTCCGTTACCGGCTCTATTTTCTTGCTTTCCTGGACCTGCTTCGGAAGGCTGGAAATAGCTTTTACCAGGCCTTTTGTCGGGTCCCCGCCGACGTAGTTATCCGCTATAAAATAGGGCATTTGCTTCCCGGCCTTCAAGCGGTCCGCGTTATCGGCCACCCAGTCCGTGAAAGCTTTGGGCGGCTCCGTTACGGTATTGCTGGGC